TGGGGGTCCTTGGCCAGGCGCACGTGGCCCATGCACCGTTCGATGCCGTCCACGAACCAGCGCTTGCCGAACATGGGCACGACCGGAATGCATTTCCCAGCGATGCGGCCGCAGTCTTCAAGGACCTTCCCACCACTCATCAGATACTTGTGGACCTTCTTGATCTTGAGCTTCTTCTCGGAGACCCGCACCCAACCGGTGGCCAGCAACTGGGGCTCGATGTCCTCATCCTCATCCAGCTCGCTGATGAGGTATACCTCCTCGTCCCCAGTCAGGCTCTTGAACGTGATGGCCACGTCCTTGACCTCTTCCACCCGGTAGTACTCGGCCAGGTAGACGACGTTGGGGGTGATCCAGTCGAACTGGCCCCCGGTAAGGTTGATCTTGGGCCAACTGGCGGGGTCGTCCTTGTATTCCTCCTTGTAGGCCGGCACGGTCATGGAGGACAGCACGAAGCAGTGCTTGGCGTCGGCCTTATCCTGGCGCTTGGCGTCCAGGTCGAAGAACACGCAGGAGTCGGCGTCGTAGATCGGCTCAAACCGGATCCGCTGCCTCAGGTCCTCGGGATCCTCGTCGTTCTCGTAGGTCGCCCGCAGCCGCCAGGCCCCGATGCCACCGCCCACACCCTCCTCGAAGGCGTTGTCGTAGGCCTCCTCGGCAGCACTGTCCTGCTCGTCGGCCCGGTAGAGCCCCGCGCAGGTGTCTGCTAGGCCCATGTCCTCAGCCCCATCCTTGGGCACGAAGGAGACGTCGATTCGGTTGTTTCGGTACTCGTTGAAGATCCGGATCACAGCCAAGTGGACCTTGTTGACCTCGAACTTCGGCTTGTTCTCGAACTGCTCGCCCAGGTTGCCTTCCCACTGAGCCCCGGCGATGGAGTAGAACCGGCGATCCTCCAGGCACTGCTGGCGCTCCTCACGCACAGCGGTCTGGATCTCGTTGAACTGGCGTAGGGCCGTCTCATGGACCGCCTTCAGCCGTTCTTCCTTCGTGGGTCGGGACATCATGACCACCTGTTCATAACGGGCAGAGGAACGGCCTGCTTCTCAGTCTTCTTGGGCAGTACGATCCCTCCGAACAACTCAGCGAGGACCCAGATCCAGGCGTCCGCACGGTTCGGAGACTTGCCGCCGAGGTAGCCGCTGGTCGAGAAGGCGGTGAGCTCGTCCTCCAGCTCGTGGAAGTCGCCGACGTGGCGGATCTTCCCCTGCTCGTAGAGGGCGCTGAAGGGCTCAGCCCGGACCGCCTTGGACCTGGTGGCACTCACGGAACGGTAGGGCGTCCGAGGCCGAGCGGTCTGGATGGTCGCCTTGACCATGGCCCCGCCGTAGTTCTCCTCGCCCACGACCACGTCCGCCTGGTGCCGGTCAAAGGCCTGTGTGGCAACCCGGGCCCAGGTAGCGGGGCCAGCCTTGACCGTGCAGTCCTCCAAGAGGTAGGCGTTCCCGTCCGTTCCCAGGCCGCCCACGCAGATCCCGATGGCATCATTGTCCGGGGAGTCCCCATCCGCTCCGGAGGGATCCACACCGACCACAACCCGCACGAAGTCGGGCACCTTGCCGTCTGTCACCCGCCACTTATCGAAGTCCTCGTCGTGGAACAGGGCGTTCGGGGTGGCGTCTGCGAACTCCCCCTTGAGGAACCGCTTCTGCAAGCGCACAGACAGGCCTAGCAGGGTGTCCAGGTAGTCCTTGCTGATGTTCTCGGTGTTGTCCTGGGGGTTGATCTGGAACAAGGCGTAGTCATCCGGGTTCGGAAGGGGCTTCTTGGTCTCGGTATCCCGCTTCTCTACAAAGAGCGAGTAGGTCCAATGCGCCTTAGATGGCGGGTTCTCGTCGTAGTACATCCGCGGCTGCAGTCGAACCGGCGGTCGGCCCTGGATGATTTGGTCCACCTGCTGGGCCAGACGGGTCACGGCCAGGTCCCGGGAGCCCCGGGGGATCTGGCTGGCTTCGTTTAGGTAGATGGTACAGAACTCCATGCCCAGGATCTTCTCGGTGCGCTCCTTGTCATCCAGGCCGCCGAACCAGATCTGGCTGCCGTTGTCGAACTCGGCGAACCAGTCAGACTTGTCCATCCGAAACGTCACGCCCGGGAAGGCGAGCTTCATCACCTTGGGGAAGGTATCCAGGACGACCGAGGCCTTCACCGCATTGAACCGGAACCGGAGGATGGCGTGGCGACTCATAGGGGCCTTCAGCGCCCGCATGACCACGTTGCGCACCAGGAGGAACGTCTTCCCAGACCGGGAGCCCCCAAACAGCATGATGTGGGTTGCTGGGCCTGAAAGAACGGACTGGGCCTCCGTCTGGCGGGTGGTGAGCCTCATATCCGCTCGTCCACGTCAAAGGCGACCACCAGCACGGATCCGCTGTGCTCGAGCTTGGCGGGTGCGTCTAGACCCAGGAGCCGGGCCCGGCGGTCGGCCACCTTCAGGGCTGCACCGATGGCCTGCACGTCTCCGTCCTCCACCTTGGCGGTGATGGCCTTGAGGTAGGTATCACAGCGGAGCAACTCTAGCTCCACCAGGTCGGCCTTGGCCTCACTGATGCCCTTGCGCTCAGCGGCGAAGGCATCCTTGACCATGGAGTGTGCGGTCGAGACGTTGCACTTCAGGATCCTGGCGATGTCCCGGAAGGTGTTTCCATGGGCCCGGAGCTTGAGCGCCTCAGCCTGCTTGATGAGCCGGTCAGCGGACTGCTTGGGGGTCTTCTGCCTGCTGCTCACCGGAGCCTCCCGGCGATGTAGCCGCCAGCGAGGCCCACTGCAAGGCCCTGGAACCGTCCCACCCACTTCCCACTGGCAGACACGTGTTTCTGCGCGTCTAGGGCTATCCTGAGGCCCACAGCCTCACGTTCCCGAGCCTCTGCGGTGGCCTTCCACTCGAAGGATCGCTTCTGCTCATCCGTCAGGGCCAACTGCAGACCCTTGACCTGGTCGTCCAGCTTGGCGATCAGAACAGCATCTGCGGCCAGCAGCTCGTCTCGATGATCAGGTTCCACGGTGACTGGCTGGGCAGGATCTGGCACGACCGGATCAGGAACTCCCTGCCGTCGCTGGGCCGCCACGATCCGACGAAGCTTCTCAACTTCAGCCCGTGCCCCAGCCACGTCTGTCTTGGCCTGTGCCAGCTCCGCCGCATGATCCGGAACGGCCTGGGCCTGCTGTTGGTGGACATCTGCCTCCCCATGCGCTGTATTGGCCTGCCTATCGGCCTTTGTGACCTTCTTCTGGTAGCAAGAGTCGAAGCCAACCGTGGCCGCAAAGATCGCCAGCACGGCGCCCAGGCCAAGGAGGAGATATCTGCGCGGGATCACTTGGCGCCCCCGCCGGTCGATCCGCTTCCGGCACAATCCCCAGCGGGGGCAGGTGAGGCCGAAGCCCCGACGACTTTGCCCGTGACCACGCCAGCGACGAGGATGCCGAAGGCGGCCACCCAATTCGCTGACATCGGACGGGAGACCACCTCCCAGGTCAACCACCAGCAGGAGCAGGCGACCACCAGGGCATAGGCAGCATGTTTCAGGCTTGCGCCCGGGTCGGAAGCATCCAGGAACCTGCGGAGGTAGTTCATCCCGCCACCTGAGGGGCATCCTGAACCGTCAGCCAGACCTCCTCGCCCTTGTCCAGGGCCTGCTGCACCTTGGCAAGCAGCTGGGGCAGCATGGTCGATCCGCCCTGAATCCGGTTCGGACCCGCTACCACGGAGCCAACCAGGATGCAGCCGAGCGTGTCATCCGCATCGTTGCCGGAATGGATCCGGATGCCAGTGAAGTAGGGGATGCCTTCAACCGCCAGCATCATCTTCTGGAACTTCACGCTCCAGGTGATCAGGACAGGATAGCGCCCGGATGGGATCGCGGTCTTCCCATAGATCTTGCCCTCGCCATGTTCGCCCAGGTCCCGCACGGGATCCTCAAGCGTGTAGCAGAACGGCCGTCCATCAACGTCCAGATGCCCCAGCGTGGCCAGGGCATTCGACGGCTGACGGGTGAGGGACAGTTCCAACCATGCACCGGAAAAGTGCGGGGGCTTTGGGTAACGGATCGGCCCATGTTGGCGCCAGTAAGTTGGTTGAGTGCCCCCGCACTCTCAGGATTCATCCGGCATCGTCCATAGGCGTGGAATACCTCTCATTCCAGACCTTGTAGACGAACCCACGTGAGCAGTGATGCTTCCGGGTGACCTCTTTCCAGTCAGTCTCAGGGTCGGCCAGAATCTGCAGCCGGATGATCGCCCAGCGGTTCAGCGTTCCGCTACGTTCCAGGGCAGCCACAGCCGAGTGGGCCAACTTGGCGGCGTCGGGAGCCCCCTGAGCCTCGAACGTATTCCGGAGCAATGTCTCGATGTAGCGCATCAAATCTCCGGATGTTTGGGGGTTGATGTGTTCGGCGGGGTGTCCAGAAGTGGACAGTTCATGCAACATCCTCGAGCACGATCGTGGTTCCGATCGGGCCCGTCCGGGTGACCTGCTGGGTGAACACGAGCTCGACGTGAGTAGGGCTGTCGTCCACCAGGAGGCCCCGCAGCTTGATGAAGTCGATCAGACCCTTGCATCCGCCGGCCAGGTTGTCCTGGTCAAGCGCCTTGCGGCCATGCCGGCAGATGGTCATACGTCGCTTGCCGGTGGCCTTCGGGATGGGAGGCACCCGGTTCAAGGCAGAGACGACCTCCCAGCCCAGGACCTGGTCGGCCCGCTTCCGGGCAGCCCAGTGCATCCGTCGGGTCTCGTTCAGCGAGGGGGTCACGGACGGGATGGTAAGGGTCCAGGAGGTCATCGTTCTACCCAACCGTTCCGGCGTTCCCGTTCTACCCTAAAGGGTAGTAGAACGCGGAACGTTCCTAAACCGTTCCAGGAACGGAACGCTTGGAACGTTCTGAAAATAAATGTAGTTCTACTCATCAAAATCACCATCCGTTCCAGCCGAGAACGTTTTGATTCTTTGGAGCCCTGGAACGGTTATGTCCAGGGTTTTTTTCTGGACAAATCCGAGCCTCCGAAGGTTGAAAATAAGCTTCCTGAGGGCGGCCGACTTGTCCCTATTTGTTGGACAAAAACGATGTGCAAGGGTGACTTTGTTCTGGTCAGGCCCACCCTCATGGAGGGCAACCAGGAGCGCGTCGAGGGTGCTCAGTTCCTCCATGGCGCCCTTGCCCTTGAGCGAGGCCATCACGTCCAGGGAGTTCGGCAGGGGCAGCCATGAGCCCGCGCCAGGTTCGCCTGCGTCGATCTGCTCCAGGACGCGCCACTCGCCCTTGGGGCCCACGGACTGCTTCGAGGCCCCGAAGACCAGGTAGCCGCCCCTCCGGGCCTTGTCGGCATCGAGCTGCGCCTTCTCGGCCTGGTCGTGACGCAGTGGGGCCAACTGCAGGACGTAGCGGGCAGAGCCGAGCAGGGCGCTGGAGCCACGGACCCAGTCTGTGGACATCAGCTCGTCCACCGAGGGCTTGGACTGCGTCCGGGCCCCACTTTGCCCCTTGGCGGTGTGGTGGCAGATCATGGGGGAATAGCCGGTCTTACCCGCGATCTGATATGAGGCCGCTAAGATCGGTTTCATGTCTTTAGCGCTGTTCTCGTCCCCCTCTGATGCCGCCGCGAAGGTGTCAATGGCAAACATACCAGCGGCTACACCCGCTTCTTCAAGTGAATGAATCGCGGCCATGATGGTAGGCATCAGCTTGGGCAGGTAGGTCGTGGGGGTCACGGCGAACCGGTCCTCGTCCAGTTGGATTGACTCGGCGCCCCAGTCCGGGGTCAGCAGCAGGGCATTGGTGTGGAGGTTCTTCTCGTTCTCGGGCGACCACTCCCCCGCTATCTTCAGGACTTCCACGATGCCCTTCAGCCGCCGATGGACCACGTCCTGAGGGTCCTCG